CAGATCCCGAGATCCGGCCGACGACACCGGACGTGATCCAGATCGAGATGGAAGACCTCGACCAGTACAACGTCTACGTCTGCCAGTCTCTCACGCCCGGTCCGAACCAGTACAAGATGCTAGAATTCCGCGACCCGGACGTGCTGGAGCGCTTCCTGTTCAAGCACATCCCGGAAGAAACCGAGCGGAAGTACAACATGATTCGCATGGGACTCGCGCTCATGGCGAACTACCGCATCGCCAACCTGTACCTGAAAGAGGGACGGGCTGATAAGGTGATTCCGAAACGACCCACGATGCTCAAGTAGCGTCGAGAACAAAAGAGAGTGAGGAGGACTCCATGAGCTTCAAGAATCTGTACAACGGCTTGGTCGAGAAGATCGCCGCTGGCGGTGACCCGGCCGTGCTGGTCGAGAACGAGATCGTCGCGCAGTCGAACTCGTTCAAGGACCGCTCGGACGATCTGAGCACGCCCGAGGCGAAGGCTTCTGAGTTCGAGCGCATCGCGCGCGAGTTCCAGGGCGCGCTGCCCAACGTCGGTCCCGACTGGATCTCGACGATCGCGGACCAGGTTCGCGCATCGTTCCCCGACGGCATGGCCGAGCTGAAGCGGATGGTCTACGACAACCGCGAGCAGTACGCCGGCTCAGCACGCGTCGACGCGGGCGGATCTTTCCAGACCTGGGACGCAGCGCTACACGGGCTGCACGCGGTGATGACGGACCAGATCCCGCCGTCGGCTCCTGGCGCCATCAGCTAGGCAGCCCTGCGGGGATTTTGAGGAGGGGGAGATGGGTAGGTCGACCAAAACTGTAGGGTCGTCGAGGAAGAACAAGAACAACTTCTGCGGTGAGTGCGGCACGGACCTGCGTAAGCACGTCTGTCACCAGCCGATCACCATCGCACCGGCCCACGTGAGCCCGCCGACTCCGTGTGCCGTGCACTGCTACTGCCAGTCGGTGTACGTCGGTTGGAAACTCCACCAGGTTTGCTGCAAGTGCGGTGATCGCACGTCGAGCTTGTGGGGAATCACCTGGTCCGGGACGAGCCCGTACTACACGATCTCGTCCGACGCTGTCACGGGCAGCGTCAGCACCACACAACACGACCTGCTGACGGTCAGCAGCTAGCCCCAGCGCGTGAGGACCGACGCGCTCGGGGTACTCGGGAAGCGCATCCGCGTGCATCGCGGTGGCGTCGACAACTTCAACCCGAGTGGCTCCGTCTGGCAGGTCAAGGCAGACGTCCCCGTCGCGATCCCTTTCTTCGAGATGGTCCTGGAAGACGTCGAGTTCGTCGTCGACCAGGAGAAGCGGAAGGAGGGGATCCAGAAGCGATCCCGCACCACCCACGCTTTTGCGGATGGGGTGCTCCGTGACGACGAGCTGCCCTCTCTGCCCGATGACTGCGAAGAGGTCTTCTTTCACGTGTTTTCTGGTCCTGGTTTCGTGACACGTGACGGCCAACAGGTGTACAACGCCCAGAGGCTGTTCTTGACCCGCGAAGGAAGGTGCTTCGCATGGAGACCGAATCGATGAGTGACTGGTTGGCTGAGTGTGAGTCCATCGGAGGATACCTGAAGCCAGGTGGCCTTCTCTGCGGCCATGATGGCGTCGAGGAAGCGATCAGCGGCTTCTCCCCCGAGATCGTCGACGACACGACGATTTGGGTGCGTCGATGAGGCAGATGACCTGCGTGGCCGGAGAGATCAAGGAGAAGAAGGTTTTCATCGCCGTCCCGATGTACGACGGCAAGATGAATTACGCCACCTCCGTGTCGTTGTCGAAGGCGAGCCTGCGGTACGAGGACATGACGCGACTCATGAGCGGGTCTCTGCTGACCCATATTTTCAACTCGCTCTGGACCGCCGGTTTGAATGCCAGGGCTGAGGGGACGATACGTTACTTCTTGATGCTCCACGCTGACATACACGTTGGCGGTGCCGGCTGGCTCGACAACATGATCGACGACATGCGTGCTCTTGACGCCGACATCTTGAGCGGCGTCGTGCCGTTGAAGGGTTGGCAAGGCCTGACCTCAACGGCCATCGGTGACCCGAACAACCGCTGGACGGTGCATCGTCGGCTCACCATGAAGGAGATCTACGACCTGCCGGAGACCTTCAGCATCAAGGACACTCCGTACCCCGACCAGCTCCTCATGGTTAACACCGGTTGTCTGCTCGTCGACTTCTCGAAGCCCTGGGTGGACAAGGTCGTCTTTCACATCGACGACGTGAACTATCAGGACGAGAACGGGAAATGGGCAACGCAGGTCAACCCCGAAGACTGGAACCTGTCCTGGGACGCGGCGAAGCTCGGCGCCAAGATCTACGCTACGCGCAAGCCCCCCATAGTCCACTTCGGCACTTCTTCGTGGAGCAACGTCGAGGTGTGGGGAAGTTGGACCGAGGACGAGCAGATGCTCCATGAAAACCAGCGGATCAGGATCGAGGAGGTCGCGTAGTTGTCGGTAAGGCCAGCATGGTCTGGGTTCGAATCGGACAACGAGCTGGTGGCCGACTCGGAGAGTGACCTCGTGGACATACGAACGGAACTGACATTGGCCTTGACGCATCTGGACAAGGCGGTGACGAAGGCACAGGAAAGCAGTGACCCGACTGCGAAGCATGTTTTGGCGAAAACTGTCGGCATCCGGGAATCGGTGCTGACACTCATAAGAAGATTGCCGAACCGGTAATCAAGGAGGAACAAGGCAATGGTTGGTACGGGAAGAAGCATCATTTCGGCGCCCAAGGGCTCGGCGGTGAGCGTTACGGTTGTGCCCGTCGCGGCTGCGGCTACCGCGCAGAAGCAGGGCAACACGACCTTCAGCGCTGATGAGGCGGCGGCGCAGACCGCGCTTTCGGTCGTGAGTGAAGCCGGTATGGTGGTCGGCAACGTGCTCATTCTTGGGTACGGGCTGCCCACGGCTGAGGAGCGGACCATCGCGTCGCTCTCTCCTCTGACAGTGGCCGCGACCACCTACGCTCACAAGCGGGGTGAGAGGATCGTCACGAAGGTGACGGCCGCCCCGATCCGTCCGGGCAGCGTGATCCTGACTCGTCAGACGGTTGTCGTCGCTGCCGATGACGGGATGGGAGGCTTCATCAACAAGACGGGCGGCAGCGGGAAGAATTCTCTCACCCTCTCCTCGTCGACGATCGACTACAGCAACGGCAACGTGAGCCTCACCTTCGCCGCCAACGTGGACGCCAACGACGTCATCGAGTACACTGCCGACTCCGTTCCGGCAGGCGACGCGGACATCGACGACATCACGGGCAAGGGCTACTTCAAGAACGACGTGGCTCACCTGCTGAATCGTCGTGACGTGGCCGATACTCTCGTTCTCCAGAACATGGGAGACAGCGAGGTCGGCGTGTTCGTCGAGAAGACACTGAGCAACGGGCGCAATTTCCAGACCGGGGGCGGCGCTGTGAAGCTGCCCGCTCGTGGTCGCAAGACGCTCACCGTCCACGGTGGTATCGCACCGGGTCTCGATGGAGTCCGCGTGCGCGCCTCTTCGGCAGTGAGTGTGGTCACGACGGGGGCGACGACCAGGGGCAACAATGACCGCGAGCCGAGCACGGTCGAGGTGACTCGTCTCTACAGCAAGAACGACAACGGCCAGGCCTAGTCGGATCGTAGTAGAGGTGACGTGAAGTGGAGCTTCCAGCCCCAAAGCCTCGGCCTCTCGTGTGCCCGCGTTGCGGGTTCTCAGGGCCCCCTGCGTCCGCTGACGGTGGGTGCAGGGACTGCGGGGCCAAGCTCAACAGCAAACCTTCTGGAGCGGGTGCGGTCGGACGGAGAGCCTACCAGGGCGACAAAGACTCCGGCCGTACCCAGCTTCAGGATCGGAAACTCCGTGAAGCGGGGAAGACCCGAGTTGGTCAGCCCCGTCTCCAGAGTCAGAGGTATCGAGAGATGGAATGCAGGAATCCCGAGTGCCAGGCCACTCTCACGGAGGAGCAGAGCTTCTGCACGCAGTGCGGCACTCCTCGTGAAGAGACAGTCGCCGAGGCTTTCACGTGTGGGTACTGCAGCCTCGAACTTCCGTTGACGGAGGCGGTGTCGAACTGCCCTCGCTGCGGCACCTCCACAGGAGGACCGGCCCCGGTGTTCGGGATTGCAAAGAACCTGAGCGAAGCCAACGGCAACGATCAGGGTGACGACGATAAGGGCGACCAGGACAAGGACGGCCGCCCTGACAGCGACAAGGACGCGAAGAAGGAAGTGAAGTGTCCGGCGTGCGGTGCGTCCGTCAATCTGGAGAGCAAGAAGGAAAGCTCCAGCGACGACCACTGCTACGAGTGCGGCTACTCCTTCGCCAACGAGTCCGAGGCGGAACTCATCGTTTCCTCTCTGGTCCAGTCAGAAGACGCGGACGGGGAGGCGAGAGAGATCGCCAACCGGATCATCTGGGGCTAGGCTCTCTCGCACAACGAGGGCACGCAGATGGATATCTCCGAGATCGTGGACGACTTGATCGAGCTTCCTGCCGGTCAAGTCGACGAATTCCTCGACGACATCGTGCGAGGGATCGAGCAGGGTGCCGCCATTCTCGGCGGTAGCCACGCGAATCCTTACCCGAGTTCCCCGCCGATCGATTTCTACCGACCGCAAACTTTCCCGCAACCGACTGATCCGGCCCGTACTACGTATGGCGCGGAGAATGCGCGCGGGGCAACCGGCACGGGCGCGTATAAGGGTCGGGGTACGCTCGGCGGCGCCTGGGCGAATCATCAGACTGACATGGAGATACAGAAAGATCGCGGTCGTGAGTTCCGTCCGCTCACGGGTGGACTGCAGAAGTACGAGCACCCGACATCTCGTCTGCGTACAAGAGAAGTCACTCCACAAGGACAAGCGCCGAAGTACAGCGCTTCAGGCACCATGCACATGACTCCTCAGTACTACGAAACTACTCCTGGTGGCATCGTCATGAAGCCGGTTACCCCGAACACGGACAGCAAGACATCGCCGAGTGGTGTCGACACCGGCGGCGACTCTGATGTGTACACCAAGCCGAGAAGTGACATGACGTTGAAGGATTGGGCTGACATCGGCGCACGCAACAAAGGCCTGAAGTAAACATCTCGGTAGTGGTGGTGTGGAGGTGGTGAGGATGCATCAGATTTCCGATGCTGTCGATTTCTTGATCGAGAGCGACGTCGAGTCTCCAGAAGAGATCGACGAGTTCCTCGGTGACATCGGCAGGGCCATTGGCGGGGCGGTAAGCGGCCTCGCGCAAGGCGCTGCCAGCATGGGCGCTCAGGCTGCCGGCGGCATCGTCGGCGGCATGGTGAACAAGGGTGTCCAGGGTATGTTCGGCCGTACTGGTGTTGGTGGCAACATCGGCTGGCAGCTCGGACGTTCGCTCGGCGGCACCATTGGCGGGGCTACGGGTGCGGTTGCCGGCGGCATTGGCAACGCCATTTCTGGCGCCGTCAACCGTGGTATTGGTGCCGTCACTGGCTCGACCAGCACCTCGACTACGACGGGGGCTGCCTCGCCGTATGGAAGATACTCTGCACCCAGCACGTCGACTACGACGGGCGCTGTCTCTATCGGCGGTAACACGAACACACCTGGCGTGAGTCAGGCTGTCTCCGGCAAGGCAACTGCGCCGTATGGAAGATCCTTGTCGCCAGCAGAGACGCAAATGAGGCAACAAGCATCCTCGGCTACCGCAAGGTCTCCACAGATGCAGCAGTATTTGCGTACAGGAAGTTTATCCGCCTGGGACAAATAAGGTCACTCGTACCGGCTGATGCTAAATCAACAACGCTTCCTGTCAGCAGCACCACGGCAGGGAACTACGAACGGCGCACCGCGTGTACGCCCTACGCCTGCACGCATCTCTTCTCTGCAGCCTACTCCCGGCTCCGTCACGGCAAGACGCGTTCGGTCGAGCAGGCGCAAGAGTAAGGGACGTCTGAGCGCAGGCTCGATCTACACCGTGAGCAGTGAAGTCTTCGATCCGTTTGCGGAAGCAGAGCGACGGATCGCCGAACGAATGAGGAAGGAAGGGTATGGCACCGAAAGGTAGGAGAACGTCGTCGGATGACGAGGAGACCTCGACCGCCGAACCGGCGGAAGAGATCCTGTCGTCCGCAGAAGAGGCCCCTGAGGAGCCTCAGGGAGAGCCGGAGCCGGTGCTCAAGGCAGAGGCAGCGCCGGCAGAAGAGGCCCCCGCTGCTCCTGCGGGCCCTGCTGGGGTCATTCCTGGCCGGATCTTGAAGGTGGGACGGGTCACGTACCGCGTGCTCTCGATCCTTGGGCCGAACACGGTCCGCGCCGCTGTCGCGGGCACCGGCAAGATCGTCACGCTCGATCTCTGAGAAGGGAGGCTGACCACAGTGCTGCTCGAAGAGCACGAATTCTTCCGTGGTGTGATCCTGGAGGCCTCGGACGGCGCATACCCGTCCATGGTCGTCCAGGGGATCTACCAGCTGGGAGACGTTCGTAACCGCAACAAGCGAGTCTATCCCAACTCCCTCTGGGAGCGTCTTGTCGGGAACGACTCCGATTTGATGCAGCGGATTGCTCGTCGGCGCGTTGTCGGTGAGATGGCTCACCCGAAGGACGGGAAGGGCTACTACCCGAACTCTTCTCACCTGGTGACGAAGATCTGGCCCGAGAAGGGCCGCGTCGACGGCTGTGAGGTCTGCGAGAAGCAGTCGCAGCCAGGCCATCTGCATGTGATCGGTCAGGAGGAGGTTCTCAACACTCCTCACGGGAGCATCCTGCGTGAGCTGTACAAGCGCGACATCGAAGTCGGCATCAGCTCGCGGGGTTCTGGCAGCCTGCGCTCCACTGGTCGGGACGAGTCCGTCGTCCAGGACGACTATAAGTGCGAGACGTGGGATCACGTCAGTGACCCGTCCACTCCCGGCTGCTGGCCGAAGACGGTCAACGAGAGTCTCACCGACATCGTCGGCGCTCTCATGGATCCGGTCTGCGACGTTCAGGTGCTGCAACAGTACCGCGACGTCATGGAGCAGGCAGCTGGCAGTCTCACCGAAAGCACCGATTCGCAGTCGCGAGCACTTCAGCTGATCGAAGCAATCGATCGCAAGCTGGCGTCTCCGGCGTGCACCGCTGCGGCTTCCACCATCGGACCTCCGAAGGGTGGCTGGCCAGAGTTTTCCAACAACGAGTCGCCGACGAAGGCGACGGAAATCACGGAGGTGAAAGACATGGAGAAGTATTCTCTCGATAGCCCGGAGATCCAGCGGCTCATCGACGGGAGGCTTCGCGAGATGAAGGCCGAGTTCGACGCAGAACTCGTCGCTGTCCTGCAGAGAGCTGACGCTCTGGAGAAGGAGAAGACGTCTCTTGCGACGTCCGTCCAGAACCACGAGCAGGCAGGGCGCGAGCTGGCCACGCGGCTTCGCGAAGCTACCATGAAGGTCAAGGCCTACGAGGACTGGGCCAACGAGCAGAGCGAGGGCGGTGACCCCTCGATCGTCGATCAGCACAACGAGCTGCAGGGCAAGCACAGCCTGGCACTGCAGGTCATCGACGAACTCGTCTGCCGTGTCCGCAAGTACAAGGTCTTCGAGAAGAAGTCCGAGATGGCGGTCAAGGTTCTCGGCGAGACGATCGCGCGTGAGCGCCGTCGCGACATCGTCGACCACGTGAACGCTCTTCTGTATCACGAGTCGGAGACGCTCGCTGCCGAGATTCGCGGTGATCTTCTCTGCTGTGAGTCCATTGCGGACGTCAACAAGCAGTACGGCACCATCAAGCGCAGCGTTGGCGCGCTTCATGGGCAGACCAGGATTGAAGAGTCGACCGCGATGCTCCCCACGAAGAGGATGCGGCCCGAAGGCAAGATGCCGTCGACCGCAGGCCAGGTCAACGAAGACCATCAGGAGCGCATCGACGAGAGCAAGCTTCCCCCGAGCCGTGTCGCGGCCGAGGGCAATCAGATCAACGAATCGGTCGCACTCGCACGGCAGTTGACCCGCAAGGTCAACCCGCACCGTGCGGTCGTGTCGGTCGCAAGCTGAAAACCAGCTGAGAAGCTGGAAGGAATGGAGGAATAGATTCGATGCTCAGCAAGACGATTCTCGAAAACCAGGGCAGCCTGGAGAACTCGGGACTCGCGATCGGCACCATGCTCGCGGAGTCCAAGTATCCAGACTACTGCTGCGATCCCGAGAACCCGGTCGAGGACGACAGCATTCGTGCCTCGCTCGCAATGCTGCTGGAGAACTACAACAGCTACGTCTCCAGCATGACGGAAACGACACGTGCGCAGCACGTGGGCGATTTCCAGAAGTACGCGTTCCCGCTCATCCGGGCGATCTTCCCGGAGCTGGCGGCGAACAACCTCGTGTCGGTTCAGCCGATGCTCGGCCCCACGTCGCTCATCTTCTACCTGGACTTCGCACGTGGTGACGCGAAGGGCCGCCTGAACAAGGGCGACACGATCTTCTCGTCGGTCGGCCGTGGTGACGGTGACGAGTCCTACTCCTCGGCTCAGGTCAACGCGGAGCAGATCGGCAGTGGTGATGGCGCCGGCACCGTGTCCACCATCAACATGTCCTACATCCCGGTCAGCCCCGGCTCCGTGACGATCACGGCACCCAGGTGCTGACGGATGACGGCAACGGTGCTCTCGCCGGTGACGGCTCTGGGACGATCAACTACTCCACCGGTACGACCACGGTGACCTTCACTGGGAACGTCGCCACCGGCGTCGCGGTCACTGCCGACTACCACTACGATATGGAGGCCAACACGGCCGACATGATCCCGCAGGTCGACGCGGTCATCCAGAACGTTCCGGTGATCGCGCGCCCCAGGCGCCTGCGTGCCACCTACAGCCTGGAGGCGGGCTTCAACCTCCGGGCGCTCCACGGCCTGGAGATCCAGGTCGAGCTGGTTGCCGCCGTCGGCGCCAGCATCCGCCACGAGATCGACCGTGAGATCATCCGCGATCTCCAGCGGACGGCGAGTGCAGGCTCTGTCTTCTGGAACAAGGATCTCCCGGACGGCGTCGGCTACACCGAGTCGAAGCTGTCGATCGTCGACGCGCTCCTCACCGGCAACAACGCGATTCACCGCGCGACCGGCCGTGCGACCGCCACCTGGGTGCTCGCGGGCCAGAACGCGGCGACCGTGCTGGAGTCGCTCCCCGGCTTCGTGCCGAACCCCGGCGTTCCTTCCGGCCTGATGAAGGGCGTCGTGCGCACGGGCAACCTGCGCGGTCAGTGGGACATCTACAAGGATCCGTTCTACGACCCGAACTTCTTCATCATGGGCTTCAAGGGAAGCTCGTTCCTGGAGGCGGGCTACGTGTACGCACCGTACATCCCGCTCTACACCACGCCGCTCGTCGTGCTCGACGACTTCATCGCTCGCCAGGGCATCGGTACTCACTACGGCAAGAAGAGCGTGAACCCGCTCTTCTACGTGACGGGTGAGATCGGCACCGGCGCTGCGTTGAAGACGAAGGCGGGCACTTCGACCGACCTCTCCGACTCTTCCAGCAAGAAGGCGCTCATCACCCACGGTTCTGCCATCGACCTTGCTGGCATCCTCAACGGCAGAGGCGTCTTCGGTCTCTAGTAGTCACGGCAGGCCTTGTAGGCTCGTCGCTCTTGTAAGACGGGCAGCCTTGCCAGACTTCTTCAACCGCGTGGACGCAGCACGACACATCGCCGCTCTGCTACTCGAAGGCTTCTTCTTCGAGGCGGCTCTCAAGATTCACTACGGACACCTGGTGCCAGCGATTCGAGTGGGCGGGAAGATCTTTTCCGGTAACAAGCGTGAAGACCATTTCACCGTGATCGGGAGAATGCCTTCCAGTGCACTCGAAAAGCTCGATGATGTGAAGGAGAAGGATTACGGTTTTCTGGACGTCGAGTGCGGCAAGTTTCATCCACGCCACGCGCTCGGCGGCCTACAGTCACACGAGCTAGCGCAGATGCAAGGACACTGAGACGTGGAATCAACAGCCCAAAATCTGCTCGTCCCTGCTCGTGAAGACGAGCAGGACATCTTCGAGTGGGTGCGTCACTCGCTCGGTGGTGAGACTGTTGATCTGGAGCTGACGGACAAGCAGCTGCAGAGCTTTCTCAAGCAGACGCTGGCGCTCTACTCGCGGTACATACCGAAGATCGAGTACCACTCGCTCGCGGCCTACCCGGCGGTGCAGGAGTACTACCCGGACAAGTCCACCATCGGCTACGGGATCGTCGACGTCATGATCCCGAGGCTCGATCCGATCGCGCCGATGCTGCTTTCCAGTGGACCACGGCTCGACATCTTCGGGTACCGGTACTCGTACCCGTACCGTGACATCTCCGAACTCACGATCGATTACTACTACTTCGCCGAAGCGACACGGGTACTCTCCAGCGACTTCGACTGGGAGTACTTCAACGGGTCTCTTCACATCCACCCGTCACCAGACGCAGCTTTCACTCTGACCTACGCGGCTGCGCATCCGCGCGACATGAGCCTTGTACCAGCGACGGATCTCGACTGGGTGCGTGAGTACACGATGGCGCAGGCCATGCGTGCGATGGGTTACGCACGGAGGAAGTTCAACGTCCCTGGCTCGCAGACAGGTCAGCGTCTCGACGGTCAGGAGCTGGTCGCTGAAGGCAACGCCTTGATCACCTCACTCAAGGAGGATCTGATGCTGCGTACGGAGCCCTTCCCGCTCTTGAGGAACTTCTGACGTGGAGAAGTCGCTCACCGAGGCAAGAAGATCCCTGGCGAGCACGGCAGTTTCTTGGTCCCGCATTCACGAGCTAGGGGAGAAAATTTCTGCTCGCTTTGTAAACTCCGAGCTGGTCGAAGATTTCATGGACCAGCTGCCTGTGCCGATGCTGTCGATCGATGCAGACGGGACCATACTTTTGGTGAACCAGGCCTGGCTCGATGAGTTCGGCTACAACCGCTCTGTCATCGGTCGGAACATCGCCGGCTTCGTTACGCAAACGTCGTACCGTTCAGCCGTTGCCCTGTCGCGTGCAGGTGCGTCTCTTCGTGGAGAGACACTAGAGTTCTACTGCAACGGGGGGAAGCTGAAACGTGCCCGCCTCTATTGCTCGGCCAAGATGAGTAATTCTGGCATTCTGCAGCACTCACGTTGTGTACTGGTGCCAGAGACCACGCTGTGACCGACCATGCTAATACAAGATTTAATTTTCTTGGCTGCCCACTACGCTCCACTTGCGGTCGGATTCCTGGTGACTGTGGTCGTATTCCAGCTCTTGCGCCTGTCACGTCGTTTACCTGCTGCTCCGTACAGCAAGATCTCTGACATGGAAAAACGCGTGCGTAAGCTAGAAAACGCCGTCTTCCACAAAGAAGGCGGATGATCAGATGGACTCGCCACGGGAGACGTGGAACGAGTACCAGGCATTGGTGTTGAGTGAGCTGAAAAGATTGGACAAATGGGCGCGTGAACTCACGGACAAATTGAACACCGTCTCGACCGACCTGGCCGTTCTGAAATTCAAGATGGTGCTGATCGGCGCCGCTGCCGGCATGGCGGTGGCTTTGATCTCCCAGTTCTTGTTCAGCTTTTTGGGGGCGCCCGCAAAATGAGCCTCGTCACGTCAAACTCAGAATTGTTGGACAGGCTGATCGCCGACATGGCGGCTGACCATGCTTCTTTCGTCGCGATCGTAGAAGCCATGCTCAGTTCTTCGTTCGACTCTGTCATCATGTCGGATGGCTACGGGTTCATCCAATGCTGGAATGAGCGCGCCGCCAAGCTCTTCGGCTATGAGGAAGAAGAAGTGCGGACTCTTGTACTCACTGACCTGGTGCCGGTGAGATACCGGCGTCGGCACAGCGCAGCCATAGCAGACATGAATCACGAGGGCTCGGTGAGCTTCGACGGCAAAGATTTTGCATTGGGCTCTGCGTGCGTATCTGGCCTGCACAAAAATGGAACAGAAATCCCGGTAAACATTCGTATCGGTTCGTACCGAGCGAAGAGCGGCGCGGCCCACCATGTTGCTTTCATACAGCGAGCTGGTGAGAGGACGTACAGTGGATCTGATTGAGCCTCCCCCGTCAGAGTTGCCACGACTTGTACGTCTTTTAGACGAGTTGACAACTCTGTCTGCAGATTCTGCTGCTGAGGTTGTAGGATCGCTAGGTGACATCATTCCTGCGCCTGCCTGGATCAAGGACGCCCATGGCACCTACCGGTACGTGAACCCTGCGTTTCGATCCATGTTCGCCAGCGGGCTGAAAGACCCGATCGGCAAGCGCGACGTCGATCTGTGGGGGAAGGCGAGCGCAGTCATCGCCTACCGCGACGGTGACAAGCAGGCCCGTTTCGGCCCTGTTCTTCGTGTCGAGCCCTCGCCTTTCACTGGAGGTGCTGGTGAGGTCGAGTGGCTTGTGTGCAAGTTCCCGCTCTTCCGCGAAGGGATCGTCGACGCCATTGCAGGGTTCGCTCTGCCAGTCGGCAAGAGTGCCCACGCGCAGGAGATTCGAGCGTTGATCGAAGCCACCATGCGTGGCTAACCGAGACTCTCGCGACCCATGGCCTTTGAAGGGACGCCCGAAAGGCCGTCCGGCGTTCCTACGTCCTGGTGGATCATCTTCTGGGTCTGCATCGCGGTCACGACCGGTGCGCTCAGCCTCGCGTTCTGGATGACCTGGCTGCAGCTCACCGCCTTCGACGGCAACCTGTCTGCTCGTCTCAACACCGTCGAGATGATCCAGGAGTCGTTCATGAACAGGATGAACCAGCTGGAAAACCA